TAGACGGAATATTATTCGATTCCAAAAAGGAAGCGATGAGGTACAAACATCTAAAAGCATTTGAAACGTCTGGATTAATTCAGGATTTACAACTTCAAGTACCATACATCCTAATCGACAAATCCAAGCACGGTAGGGACGTAAAATACATCGCAGACTTCGTTTATACAGAAGACGGACAAACAGTCGTAGAAGACGTAAAAGGCGTTAAAACGGACGTGTACCGCCTTAAAAAACGAATGCTGGCAGAAAGATACGGAATCGAAATAAAAGAGATTTAAAGGGAGTGATTAAATGATTGGTTATATCAGTAGCAATTGGAAAACAAAGAAACAGATCCTAGCGGAAGCCAAAAGAGACGGCATCAAGATAGACGAAAGACAATGGAGAAAAGTCGTAGAAAGATACAACATGAAATACTGGGCGCATGAGGTGGACGAATTCATAGTGCATGGACCAAAAGGGTACAAGTTAACCAGCGACAAGCAGGAGATAAAGAATTCAATCAGAGACTCAAAGAAAAGAGCACTGAACCTTCTATGGAAGCATTCAAGAACCATGAAAGCGCTAGGAGAAGTAGATAACATAAAACTAGACCTGGAAGAAATGGAGATCATCTAATGGCAGAAAGAAGAATGTTTGCAAAAACAATAATCGACAGTGACGCGTTCCTAGAGATGCCAATATCCGCAAGACTTCTCTACTACGACTTATCAATGAGAGCAGACGACGACGGATTCAACAACTCACCGAACAAAGTAATGAGATTGATCGGAGCCACAAAGGATGACATGAAAATCCTAATCGCTAGGAAATTCGTGATCCCATTCGAAAGCGGAGTGGTAGTGATCAAACACTGGAAAATCCACAATTACATCAGGAAAGACACCTACAAAGAAACGAATTACAAAGAAGAAAAAGCAACGCTGGAGTTTGATGAAAACAACGCATATCGCATATCAAACAACCTCCGTCAACTTCCCGTCGACGAGCCGTCGACACAGGTAAGGATAGGTAAGGATAGTATAGGTAAGGTAAGTATAGATGAGGATAGGACAGGGGAGGAAAGAAAAAAAGAAACCTTCGGTTCTGTTGCTTCTTCTTACACTTCCAACTCCGCCCTTCTCAATTCCCTCCAGGACTACATAGAGATGCGTAGAAAAGACAAGAAGTTCACGATTAGAGCATTAAAACTGAACCTGGGAGAATTGGATAAATTAACAACAGATGACGATGTAAAAATCAAGATCGTAGACCAGAGCATCATGAACTCATGGAAAGGTTTCTATCCATTGAAACAGCAGAAACAGGATCCTAAAGAAAAGCCGCTACCATCATGGTACACGGAAGTAGATGAAGCAGGAAGAACAGCAGAAGATGACCATCTAGAGAAATTGAAGGTGCACTACTCCATCTACTCAAAATTTGGACCAGAAGACAAACTAGAAAACGTCAAATTATTATACAAAGACTTAACAGGAAGAAATATCGAAGACGATATAAAGGAGAACTAAATGAATAAAGTAACATTAATTGGAAGACTTGCAAAAGAACCAGTACTAAGAAAAACACAAAATGGCACAGCGGTGGTTTCATTTACCATCGCCTGCAGCCGCAAAGTAGCAAAGGATCAGGAACCACAAGCAGACTTCATTAATTGCACGGCTTGGAACAGAACGGCAGAAATCATCAAACAATACACAAGCAAAGGAAGCCAAATCGCAATCGACGGAAGAATCCAAGTAAGAAGCTACGAAGACGACAAAGGAAAGAGAACCTACGTGACTGAGGTAGTCTGCGAAAGCGTGGAATTATTGGGAAGCAAAAAAGCTGCAGAAGAACCAGCAGAAGTAACAAGTGAATTCTTTGATGAAACACCAGGACTAACAATCGACTCGGACGATTTACCATTCTAAGGAGAAACAACATGGGAAAATTAATGGACGATTTCTGTGATATCACAGACGCACTAAAAGATGAGGAATTCGATAGATTAAGACCTCAACTTGAAAGATTAAGTGATGCAATTGTAGAAACAGAAAAAACACGTAAGTCAAAAAATTATGATGCACCAGGAATATACAAGCAAGCAATAGAAACCTACGGCCCAAAAGCACAAATGAACATGGCCGTCGAGGAAATGAGCGAACTAACAAAAGAGATCCTAAAGAACCAAAGAGGATATGCGAATCGAGAACATATAATCGAGGAATTGGTGGACGTCTACATAACACTAGAGCAGCTAGTAATTATCTTCAAAATCTCACAACGTGAAATGCAGATAGTGAGGGACCGAAAACTAGAACGCCTAGCGTTTATGTTAAGCTACATCGAAACATGCGAAGAAGAAAGCTGGGAGGAAGAAACAAAATGACAGCAGCTGCAATGTTTAGTGAATTAGGATTTTATTTAGTCTGTGAACCAGGAATGATCCGCTACGTCTTCAGATCCAATCAATTATGCGGACATATCGTATTCTATGTAGAAACAAAAGAGTACAAAGTCTGGACGACACAATCAAGCACAGGACCAAGATACGGAAACATGGTATGCCCAGAATGGCACATGGCAATCACAAAGCAGCTGGAAGAATTGGGGTGGATTTAATGGACTACGAAAGAATGTTATTTGAAGCAATGGCCCTATGCTTTGGAAGCGGGCTCGTTGGCGGAATTATAGGGATGATGATTTATAACTTTTTCAAGAAGAAAGCAGAGGAAGGAAAATGACAGAAAGAGCAAAAGAACTCCAGTCAAAAATCTCTCACCTAAACAGCGTCATAGAAGTGCTAGAAGGGAACGCGGGAGTTTATGAGTATGCAGTATTCGGGAAAATTGAAGTGCAGCTAGAGCACGACACAAAGCACCGCATGCTAAACACAATGATCAAATACAGAAACGAACTAGAGAATGCACTGACCGAAGAAGCAGCAAAGGAAACGATTGGAGCAACAATGAAAAATGAGTGAAGTAGAAGAATTAAAACGAATTATAGAAATCCTAGATCAAGAAGGAGTAGAGAAATGCGAGAAGCTGGAGAAACAAGCAAAGAAAATCAAGCAGCTAGAAAAGGCACTAGATAAGGCTTGTGAAGAACTAAGTAGATTGAATAACGATTTGGATAGAAGAGTTATTACTACATCTACATATTGGAAAGAGTATTTATTAAAAGAGGTACAGGAAGATGAACAAATTAAACAGTGAACAAATTAAAGAATTATGTAGAATACAACACAAAATGTTTATTTCAGAATACTTAATAAGTAAAATGCCGATTGCGTATACAAATATGGATTTAGGCTATTTTGAAAGAGATATGAGGATTAGAAGTACATACGAAAAATGTAAAGATCAAATGGTGGAGCTTATCGAAAAGTATGGAAATGAAGTTATCGAGAATACATTTGGTGATACAGAATATATGCAAAATAACAGATTTACTTTAGAAGAACAAAGACAAGCAACAAAAGAAGTAATAGGCAAAGAATTAACATTAGAAGAAGTGTTTGAAAGATATTAGAGGTACAAGAAGATGAATGAAATTATTAAATTGATATTTTGCCATTTGATTGGTGATTATGTGTTGCAAATTGATTTTATAGCAAAATCAAAAGGAAGTAATTTATATCATATGTTTGTGCATTGTATGTTATATTGTGTACCATTTGCATATTTATATGGCATTGATTGGAGATTGTGTGTGATATTTATTTCTCATATTGTTATTGATTTATTTAAAGCGAGATATAAGAAAATATCGTATATTCAAGACCAAGTATTGCATTATATACTGTTGGCTATTTATTTGATTTGGTGAGGTAAAGGAAAATGAGTGAAGTAGAAGAACTAAAACGCATTATAGAAATCCTGGATCAAGAAGGAGTAGAGAAATGCGAGAAGCTGGAGAAACAAGCAAAGAAAATCAAGCAGCTAGAAAAGGCACTAGATAAGGCTTGCTATATGTTAAATGGATATATGGCACACGAATGGAAAGAGTATTTATTAAAAGAGGTGCAAGAAGATGAATAAATATAAAGAATTATTTAAAGAATTTATGGGGAAAGAAGATTTGAGATTTATAGAAATTTCAAATATTGGTTGGGGAACTATTAAAATCGAATTATCCGATAGTGGATGTTGCGACCATGCACAAATTATTTATATTTATGCCGATGACCAAATTGAATTTGAAAATTTCAGTTGTGATGTTAAAAATTTAAATTTATTATGTGATGCAATTAATAAATTAATTAAATATTATTGAGAAGTGAAAGGAGAATGAATAAGATGTTGACTAAAGAAGAATGTTTAGATGCATTAAATAATTTAAGGGCTAATTCAGAATTGGTGAGTTGTTGCACAATGAATCGTGTCAAGGTATTAAAACAACTAATCAATGAACACTTTGACAATCCACCATTAACACTAGATGAGATTAAGGCAAGTCTAGGAACTCCTATTTGGGATAATGAGTATAAAGGATGGATTGTGGTTGTATTTAAAGATTTTAGTTTTGATGAACTTATGGTTCATTGTTATGGACAAGAAAGAGATTGGGATTTTGAATACGAAGAAAATCGTTTCTATAGAAAAGAGGTAAAAAATGAAACCATTAAGTAACATTAGAGTTTATGAATTAGCAGAAAGTATATATGCAAGCGGCTATCCAATGATGGCGACAATCCCAGATGAAGGAACCTGGGAAAGCGAAGTGTTCAAAATTGACATGACACTATATAACGGAAGAACAAATCCGCATATAAATAGAGCAATCAACCTAGCAAATGCAAAAGGCGGCGGCCACGATCAGTTCTTAACGGGAATCCTGGTAGCATTTGACCTAACACTAACAAATAAAGCGTGGGTAGAAGCAGAGCGTTATAAATTCCTGAACTTTGTGTCAAGCCAATCAACAATGCACAGGATCCACAAAATGAACATCCAGGAGATGTGCTCAGAAAGAGTCGATCAAAGACTTATAGACATTCTAAACGAGAAGATCGAGAAATATAATCAAACATCAAACCTGGATGATTACAGAGAAATCATGGCAAACCTTCCAAGCGGGCTGAAGATCACAGCAAGAGTCACAACAAATTATAGATGCCTAAAGAACATCTACCACCAAAGAAGAACGCACAGATTGGAAGAATGGAGAGCGGTCTGCGAACAGATCGAAGAACTACCAATGGCGGAACAATTAATCATGGGAACGGAGAAATAAGAATGAAAAAGTACTACGTAATAATCACGGAATACCTAACAAAAGAAATAGAAATCGAAGCGGAATCAGACGTAGAAGCAATTATAAAAGTGAAGAATAAATACAGGAATGAAGAAATCATTCTAGGAGCAGAGGATCATGTCCATACAGACTTCGATGTAGAGGAGGAACAGAATGGGTAAACTAACTAAATTATTAAAACCATCAGACGAAGCTGCGCAAAGAGATAAGGCTACATTCACAAGATGGGAAGAGAAAACATTCACGACTGCTCAAGTTATAAATCTATTCAAGAAAAGCAACGAGATAGATGAAGACGAAAGGATCACAAACGGAGAAATGGAAGATTACATGAATTCACTAGGATACAGAAGAAAATAAACGAGGGGGACAACCTATGGAAAGTAAAAAATACTTACTCCAGGTACAAAGATTAGAAGACCAGATCCAGGAGAAGAAGGAAAGAATAGAATACTACATAGAGAAGACCACAAGCATACCTGGTTCATTCAAAGGCAGAGATTACGTCAGGACAAGCAGCCACGGCGCAGGAAGCGAATCTATGATCATAGCAAAGGTAACACTTGAACAAGAGGTAAAAGCCGACGTAGAAAGGCTAAAGCGCCTTAAACAAGAAGTGACAAACACCATGAATAAACTAGGGGACAAAAGAACCATACAAATACTGCAGCAGCGCTATTTTGAAAGACTATCATGGAGGGCAATCGCACACAAATACAAGATGTCAGAACGCCACGTCTACAGAATCGCCACAAAAGCGCTAAAGGACCTGGATACGATACTAAAAAACGATATTATGTCATAGGCAAATGTGGTATAATGGTAGCATAAGAAATTATAGGCAAACGAAGAAAGACTAACCTCACACGGGGCTGGTCTTTTTTTTACGTTAAGAAAGGAGAAAAAATGGAAATTGTTTATAAGACACTCAGGGAATTAATTCCATACGAGAAGAATCCAAGAAGAAATGATGAAGCAGTAAAATACGTCGCAGCATCAATAAAAGAGTTCGGATTTAAGGTTCCAATCGTAATCGACAAAGACGGAGTTATTGTAGCAGGACATACAAGATATAAAGCAGCGAAAAAGCTACAAATTGAAAAAGTACCATGTATCATTGCGGACGATCTAACAGAAGAACAAGTAAAAGCGTTCAGATTAGCAGACAATAAGGTCGGAGAAATCGCAGAATGGGACGAAAACCTGCTATTTGAAGAACTCCAGGACATCCAAATGGCAATGGAAGTGTTCGGGTTTGAAGAATTTGACGTGGAAGAAGAAGATGTAGAAGCAGAAGAAGACTTCTATGAACCAGAACTACCAGCAGAACCAAGAGCAAAATACGGAGATGTCTACCAATTAGGAGAACACAGACTAGTATGCGGAGATTGCACCAAAGACGAGGATGTAGAGAAGCTGCTAGACGGAGAAGAAATGGACCTATGCGTAACAGATCCACCATACAACGTAAACTACGAGGGAACAGCAGGGAAAATCGAAAATGATAACCAGGACGACACGTCGTTCTTTAATTTCCTGTACGATTTCTATACACAAATGCTAAAGGCACTAAAAGCAGGCGGGGCATTTTACATCTGGCATGCAGATAGTGAGGGCGCAAACTTCAGACAAGCACTAAAAGAAGCAGGCGGACACGTTAGACAATGCCTAATCTGGAATAAGAACTCCTTAGTATTAGGCAGACAAGACTATCACTGGAAGCACGAACCATGTCTCTACGGCTGGAAAGAGGGAGCAGGCCACTACTTCATCAACGATCGCAGTCAGACAACAGTATTCGAGGACAAAATCGACATTGATAAGATGTCAAAAGAGGACATGAAGAACTTACTAAAAGAAATCTTCGAAGACAAAGTGCCAACAACAGTAATCAATGAAGCTAAACCAACAGCGAATGATGTACATCCAACAATGAAACCTATTAAATTAATCGCAAGACTGGTGTCCAATTCATCCAGAAAAGGAGAAAAGGTCGTGGACTTCTTCGGAGGTTCAGGATCCACACTAATCGCATGCGAGCAATTAGGCAGAAAATGCTACACAATGGAACTAGATCCAAAGTTTGTAGATGTAATCGTGGACCGTTGGGAACAATTCACAGGACAGAAAGCAAAACTAATCAAGAAAGGAAAAAAATAATGGAACTAAAAGAAACAATCGAAATGATGAACAGTCGCAACTATACAGAAAGATTCAAAGCAGAATATTATCAAACAAAGATCAGATACGAAAAGTTAAAAGCGTTCAATACAAAAATTGAAGCTTATATTGAATATAGAAGTGGAGAACTATGCGAGCTTAATTGTCCGCATGATTTATTAAGAAGACAACAAGCTGTAATGGGAGAATACCTACACGTTTTAGAACTTAGAGCAGACATCGAAGGAATCGAGTTATAAGGGGAATGAATATGCGTTTATTTAGTACAGAACAAATCAGTAAATACCATCCAGACAAATATGCGGACCAAATCAGCGACGCAATCTTGACTGAATGCTTAAAACAAGACCAGAACAGCCACGTGGCCGTCGAGTGCATGGTTAAGGACAAAGTAGTAGTGTTGGGAGGGGAAATCACAACCAACGCTGTCGTGGACTTTGTGAGCGTCGTGAGAAGGGTAGCAGCAAAGCTAAACTACCAAGTAGAATCAATTATTAATTTAATCGGGAAACAAAGCCAGGAGATCAACGCAGCAGTAAATAACCACTCAGACATGGGAGCAGGAGATCAAGGAATCATGTTCGGATATGCCTGCAGCGAAACAGACTCATATCTACCTTATGGGTTCGACTTAGCAAACAGAATCATCAAAAGAATCGAAGATGATGTAGAAACAAACGAAAGCACAATTCTAAAAGGGGACGCAAAGACACAAGTAACAGTGGACCTAGACACAAAAGAAGTAAAAACTGTGATCGTTAGTGTTTGCCACCAGCCAGTAATGAGCATTACAGACTTATATAAATACATTACTGAATTATTAAGCGGCCTAGTAGAAAAAGACAAGCTAGTGATTAATCCTTCAGGAACATGGATCGTCGGAGGACCAACAGCAGACTGCGGACTAACAGGAAGAAAAATCGTATGCGACCAATACGGCGGGTACTGTGCTGTAGGCGGTGGCGCTTTTAGTGGAAAGGATCCAAGCAAAGTGGACCGTTCAGCAACATACATGGCCAGAGAAATCGCAAAAGATATCGTAAGAGATTATGGATTAGACGAGTGCCAGGTCCAAATCGGATACGCAATTGGAGTAGCGCATCCTGTATCTTTAGATATTGCCGCTAAATTAAACGGAAAAGAAGTAAACACAAAAGAAATCATCCAGCATACATGGAAAAAATACGATCTAACACCAAGAGGAATCATCAAGCACCTGGATCTATACAACAAAGACTACGAAAAACTAGCTGAAGGGTGCCACTTTAGATAAAAAGGGAGTGAGGTAAATGGCAAAGAATGAATTTGCTAGGATGACACCAGAACAAAGAGCAGAAAACGGCAGAAAAGGTGGAATCAAATCAGGAGAATCTAAACGCAGAAAGAAAGCTATGAAAGAGGTAGGCGCTAGTCTTCTAGCAATGACCATGAAGAACGGAAAACACGCAGACATCGAAGCAATAAAAAGCTTCGCAGAAGTCAAAGGGAAGAACCTAAGCGTGCAGGAAGCGATCATGATAATGCAGATCCAGAAGGCCCTAAAGGGAGATACCACCGCTGCAGTCTTTATCAGAGATACGATCGGAGAAAAACCAGGAGATAATGTCAACCTAACAGGAGCAATCCCTGTTGTTATTTCAGGAGAGGACCAACTAGAGGACTAATGAGCGAAAGAATAGTTCTATCTCTTCCAAAAGTCGTAGGAAAGGGATACAAAACGTTCTGGAATTTCAAAGGCAGGTATAGGGTGTGCAAAGGGTCTCGTGCTAGTAAGAAATCAACAACAACAGCGCTGAATTTAATCACCAATATGATGAAATACCCAGAAGCAAATCTCCTGGTAATCAGAAAAACATACAGAACGCTGAAGGACTCATGCTTCATGCAGCTAAAATGGGCCATAAAAAGGCTACGTGTTGAAGAATGGTGGGATGTAAAGCAATCACCACTAGAAATGACTTACAAGCCCACAGGTCAAAAGATATTCTTCAGAGGACTAGATGATCCACTAAAGGTTACATCAATCACGGTAGACCACGGTGTGCTTTGCTGGGCCTGGTTAGAAGAAGCCTACGAGATCATGAATGAAGATGACTTCAATGTGATCGACGAATCTATACGTGGTGAAGTACCAGAAGGACTTTATAAACAATGGACTATTACATTCAATCCCTGGAATGAGAACCACTGGCTGAAAAAGCGCTTCTTTGATGAGCCAGATGAGGATATCCTGGCACTAACAACCAACTATATGTGCAACGAATGGCTGGATGCGGCCGATTTAAAAGTATTCGAGGACATGAAAAAGAAGAATCCACGAAGATACCAGGTCGCAGGGCTTGGAAATTGGGGTATCGTGGACGGTTTAGTCTATGAGAACTGGAAAGAGCAGAGCTTCACACTAGAACAAGTAAAGAATTTCAAGACAGTAAGCGGTCTGGACTTTGGTTATACCAACGATCCTACTGCTTTTTTTATTGGGTTTTTAGATCAGGAGAACAAATGCCTGTATGTCTGGGACGAATTATACGAAAAAGGACTAAGCAACAGGAAGATCTACGACAGATTATGCCAAATGGGGTATGCAAAAGAACGCGTTGTAGGGGACTCTGCAGAACCAAAGTCAATAGACGAACTGAAAGACCTGGGCCTACGAATTAAAGGCGCAGAGAAAGGAAAAGACAGCATAAACAACGGAATACAATGGATCCAAGACCTGACGATCATAATCCATCCAAGATGTATAAACTTCTTAACAGAGATAGGGAACTACACATGGGATAAGGACAAATTCGGAAAGAAGCTAAACAAGCCAATAGACGACATGAACCACTTGATGGACGCAATGAGATACGCTCTAGAGCAATACATCAAAGGAAGCGGCTGGCTTTATTAGAGGTGACACAATGAAGGACAAAATAAGAAAGCATTTCAAAGGAAATAAGCTACCAAAGCCTGGAGTTATTAACTACATAGGCAAATGGGCCCACGGGGACTGCTATGCGGTTACTTGCGGGCTTTTTAAAATCACAAAGTACTGCGTATACTGCGTAGGAAATGAAATATATAGCGTAAGAAAGAGGGGGTGACGCAATGCTAACAGAAAAAGAGATTATAAAGTTTATTGATAACGACATAGAATCAAAGAAGAAAAAGACAGCAGCAATCGGAAAGAAGTACTATGAAGGAGATCATGACATCAAAAAAATGAAACTCTTCTATTACAACGCTGACGGAGAATTGGTGGAGGATAAAACCAGAAGCAACATCAAAATCTCGCATCCATTCTTCACAGAACTAGTGGACCAGGAAGTACAATACTTACTATCAGGAAAGGAAGGCTTCGTATTCAGCGACGATCCAAAATTACAAGAGGAACTAGATGCATACTTCAATGAAAATGAGGAATTCATCGCAGAATTGAACGAAACCATGACAGGAACGATCAGCAAAGGCTTTGAGTACATGTACGCATACAAAGACAAGAATGATAAATTGGCATTTGAATGTGCTGATTCAATGGGGGTAGTTGAAGTAAGAGCCAAAGATACAGACGACGGCTGCGAATACTTGATCTATTGGTACGTGGATAGAGTGGAAAAGGAAAACAAAGAGATCACACGCATTCAGGTATGGGACGAAGAACAAACATACTACTATGTAAGAAGCGGCAATGGAAAGCTAGAAGAAGACGCAGCAGCAGCAATTAATCCAAGACCGCACACAATCTACAGCAAACAGGGAGAAGAAGGCACATATTATGAGGGCTTCGGGTTTATTCCTTTCTTCAGATTAGATAACTGCAAGAAACAAGTAAGCGGCCTAAAGCCAGTCAAAGAATTAATCGACGATTATGACCTTATGTCTTGTGGATTATCAAACAACTTACAAGACGCAAGCGAATACTTAGTAGTTGTAAGCGGGTTCCAGGGCGACAACTTGGACCAATTGATCCAGAACGTAAAAACTAAGAAGTTCGTAGGGACTGATTCAGACGGTGGAGTGGAATACAAGACGGTAGATGTTCCATACGAAGCAAGAAAAGTCAAACTAGAACTAGACGAAAAGAATATCTACAGATTCGGTATGGGCTTCAATTCAGCGCAGATTGGAGATGGAAACGTAACAAACATCGTGATCAAATCCAGATACGCGCTTCTAGACCTAAAATGCAACAAGCTAGAAATCAGATTAAAACAATTTCTAAAGAAAATCATCAAGTGTGTGTTAGAAGAAATCAACCAGCAGCAGGGGACAGATTATGCATTGAAGGATGTATATATCAGATTCGAGCGTGAAGTCATGACAAACGCAAACGACAACGCACAGAAAGAGCTCGTAGACGCGCAAACAGAACAGACTAAGGTAAACACACTACTATCAGTCGCAAACACGCTAGGAAACGAATCTGTGGCCCAACAAATCTGCGAGATTTTAGAACTAGACTACGAGGAAATCAAAGACTCGATCGTAGTAGACGGGAATACAGAACTAAAACGTTTAATGACAGATCTGGAGTGATGAAGAATGGCTAAAACACCAACATGGGCTAAGCAAATCATGGCAGCACAAATGGGATCAGAAAAAAACATACTAGATGTGCTGGAACAAGAATACATGCGCGCCTTAAATGACAGCCAACAAGTACTACAAGCGTTATACGACAGAGTCAAAACAGAAGGACTAACGCCTAGCCTGGTAGGACAAATCAACTACCAGAACGCACTAACAAAGCAAATCGAAGGCATTTATAACGATTTATACGGGAACGCATACACAAAGGTCCATGATTACTTAAAAGACTGCTACGAGGACGGAATACTCCAGTCTATGTATTCATTACACCAGGACGGTCTCGACATTTGCATCCCGATAGATCAGAACGAAATCGCACTAATGGCAGGGAAATCCGCAAGTTCTGGGTTCAAACTTTCAAAGAACTTATACATAAATACATTTGAAATGGCCAAGATGGTAAGAAGCGAAATCACGCGTGGAATTATTGCACAGGAATCATACGACGACATAGCAAGAAATCTAGCGCTAAGATCAGGCCAGGAATTCAATAGAACCATGAGGATCGCCAGAACAGAAGGCCACAGAGTAAGAATGGAATCACACATGCAATCCATGCATAAAGCAAAAGAAAAGGGCGCAGACGTTGTAAAGCAATGGGATAGCACTCTAGACGGAAGAACAAGACCTACTCATAGAGCACTTGATGGAGAAATCCGAGAACTAGACGGGAAATTCAAGAGTAACGGTAATGAAGCGTACTATCCTGGCGGATTTGGAGTAGCAAAAGAAGATATCAACTGCAGATGTGTGCTATTAGAACGTGCAAGATGGGCGCTTGATAAAGACGACAATGTAACCAAATGGGACGGAACCAATGGGGAATTACTAAAGAACCAGCAAGAAATAGAAACATGGAAGAAAGTAAACCAATGGACCTCTGGAAAAGACAAAGGGAACCATTATAATCAATTCAAAAAGTCTTATAAGCAAGCAGCTAAACAAGCAGCTGCAACAACGCCAAAAACTCCTAAATTGACTAAGAAGCAGCAGCAGGAGATCCAGAAACTAGAACAGGACAAGCTGGACCTAGAAAACCAACTTCAAGCATTTGATGATCAAAAGGAATACAAAAATATCTGGAAGGATCCTGTAACAATTAAAGATTGGAAAGACAAAAAAGGGTCAATACAAGCAAAAGAGGATTACTTCACGATGAAGGGCTACGCAGCTACCAGTAGTGCAGAAAAACATAAGTTTTCAAACTTGATTGATGAGCTATGGGAGTTTGATGGAGAAGGCGAGAAATACTGGAAAATAAAAGACCAAATAGAAGACCTGGAAAATCAAATCAATGCAATCAATCCACTAGCTAAGTCAAAGGCAAAGTCGGCGCTTTATACGCCAATGACTCCAAGTGGCGGAAGTCTTAATACAAACTGCACGTATAAAAAATTATTCGGAACGAAAGAAGACGCGGATAAGCACTTCAGAAATTGGGCAGATAAAACTACATATGCGCTAAAAGACAATGACGGACAAATGGCGCTGTATCATTACACAGCAGGATCAGGACATATGAATAGACCTCTTAGTGGGTACGATAGCGACTGGTATAGAAGCCAGTTTAAAGGGCTAGGAAAAGTAAGCTGGAACAATGAACACTCGGAAGGTAAAAAGCGTATCGAAGCGTTGACAAAATTAATCGACAATACACAACCGCTGACGGAAGGTGTCGTGCTAAGAAGGGGTTCAGACAATGATGGTTTGATTGGTTTATTTGAAGGCGCAGGATTTGACTATGACACGATCAAAAAAGCATGCGCAGATGGATCCATTGTCAAAATGCAGGGTTCAGTCGTTAAGAACCACGCGTTCACATCATGCGGTATTGCAGACGGCGCTGGATTCGGTGGTGAAGTTGAATATATAATCAAATGCCCTGCAGGAACAAAGATGGTGTATGCAGAACCGCAGTCCTACTACGGAAAGACAATCAGCAGAGGGCAATTATACACACCAGGAATGAGTTATAGCAGAGTGGGAAGCGAAGCGGAAATGCTCCTACAAAGAGGTACCGCGTTCAGAATTGATGAAATTGAAAAAAGCGGATATAGATATAAAGTAGAAATGACCGTCGTCGACCAAAAATACTAGTTGATATAGATGAAAATGTCAGTATAATGTGGTATAATCTAGTAAAAGGGAG